CGTATTTAGTAACTGATAATTGCATTAAGTGTAAGCACATGGACTGTGTCGAAGTATGTCCAGTAGACTGTTTTTACGAAGGCGAAAACTTTCTTGTAATTAATCCAGACGAATGTATTGAATGTGGAGTATGTGAACCAGAATGTCCAGTAGATGCAATTGTGGCAGACACCGAATTAGAGGGGGATGAACTTGGATATTGGCTAAAGATTAATACCGATACATCCGCTATATGGCCAAACATTACATTAGCAAGACCAGAAGACGTTCCAAAGGATGCTGCAGAATGGGATGGCGTACCAAACAAGAGAGAATTACTTTCGATGAACCCAGGAAAAGGTGACTAATGTTAAGTAAACAATGTAAACACCATTTACAAGAAGTAAACATGACCGGGTGGAAACATATGGTACATGCTGTTAAGATTGCACTAACCCTGCAACTATTAGTTCCTATTATAATAATACATAGTATAGCACCAAGATGGTTTCAAACAACAGCAACACAAACAATGCGCAGGATCTTAGATGAACAACCAAACACTGATAAATGATATTGTTAGAGTCAATGTACTTGAAGAAGAGTTAGGATACTATAAAACACTTCTACAACCTCACGACACTGGACATATACATACTACAATCACATTTTTACAAAATAGAATTGACAATTTAAAAGGAGAATATACCGAATGGCCGTTCGCTTAGTTAGCTACAGTAAAGCAACCGACGAGTTTGCAGCAGAAGGATTAACAGATCTACAAGAACTTATTGCATTTTGTGCAAAAGTAAGTAATCCTGCTGCACAGATTAATACAGAGACAAGTGAACGTCTGATTAAGTATCTAATTAAACATCAACATTGGTCACCATTAGAAATGGTTAATGCTGTTATTGAAATTGAAACAACACGTGACATTGCACACCAAATTGTACGACATAGAAGTTTTGCTTTTCAAGAATTTTCACAAAGATATGCCGAGCCAGGCGAGATGGGCGAAGTATTTGTTACAAGTGAAGCTAGATTACAAGATACAAAAAATCGTCAAAATTCAATTGATATTGATCTTGGTCAAGAAGGTATGGCTGAACTAATTACTAAATGGGAAGAATTGCAACAGGATGTAATTTACACATCAGGCAAGGCTTATGATTGGGCAGTTAATAACGGTATAGCAAAAGAAGTAGCACGTAAGGTATTGCCCGAGGGTCTTACTAAAACACGGTTGTATATGAATGGTACAATCCGTAGCTGGATACACTATATTGATTTACGTAGTGCTAACGGAACACAAAAAGAACATATGGAAGTTGCTGTAGCATGTGCAAAAGTTATTTCAAAAATCTTTCCATTGGCAAATAATATTTAAAATGTATATACTTGAAATGGTTTCTCAAAATACTGATAATCATCACAAATATCTAGCTGGAATTTTCAGTACTAAAAAATTAGCAAATCTTGCAGCCGATACTGAGCTATCAGGTTGGGAAGGAATATACAAACCATGTATACATGAATTTAGCATCGATAGTGCGGCTACAATGAAACAAATCGATGCTAAATTACGAAAAGAAGATGGTATAGGGGAAACCCCCCTATACTCTACTCATCACCATAAATTTTGAGTACTTCTTTTACAACATCATGACGTTCAATATCTTTTTGGTGGAATTGAACTGTTGCAATTTTTGAACTAGATGATCGATGAAATTGATTAATAAAATCTACTAACCCATTATCCTTTATTCGATCTGCTTGTGCTAGATCACCAGTAACAACCATTTTACTATTATCACCAATGCGAGTTAATAACATTTTCATTTGGTTTGGCGTTGCATTTTGCATTTCGTCTGCAATTATATATGCATCTTTAAATGTTCTTCCTCTCATGTATGCTAACGGAGATATTTCTATTACTCCTTCTTTTATCATACTTTCAATTTCATTAGCATAAAAATATTGTCGAAACACATCAAAAATAGGCCTAGTCCAAGGCGCCATTTTTTCTTCTAGTGTACCGGGTAGAAATCCTAGATCTTCATCAGTACTTACTGCTGGACGAGTAACTATAATTTTATCAACTTCTTTTGAAAAAAATGACTGGACTGCTACTTGGCACGCCAGCATAGTTTTGCCAGTTCCTGCTGGTCCAATACCAAAGACTATATCTTTTTCCGGATCAGTTAGGGTTAGTACATATGTTTCTTGATTTTTATTCCTTGGTAATATCTGAACATTTTTATTCTTTTTAGGAAGGACTGTGTTTAGAGTAACAACGTTGTTGTTACTTTTTTTTTGAAAAGTTGCTTGCCTTTTAGCGGCTCTAGCTTTACCCATTAATGTCTCCTCTTTATGGATTCAGGGTGAATTTTCCTATTACAGGAAAACTCCTCCCCTGCATTTGTATTTAACCAAAAGACATAATAATAAACTATATACATTGAAAACACATAATGATAAATAAGTATGTAATACTTAGGAAAACCCATGACAAATATTTTAGACGAAATTGATATCATAAAAAATATTGCAAATATTTACGATAATAACACTTCATTTTCTATCTTAAAAGATATGGAGAGAGTTCTTGATGAGCTAGATCTATACGTATACGATAACTGGAAAGATGGAGAAATTGTGTCCGGTCCAACTATAAGTAGGCACTGGGTATCAATAAAAGTATCATGGCCGAGAAAGTCAATGCCGGATCCTATGGGCGGTAAAAGACTATTAGACTACGATTGTCAACTATCATATCAAAAGTCTCATGTAGTTAGACCTAAAAAAATTAAAAAACCTTCAGACATTCGACCTGGTACTAAAAAAGGAATACTAGAACGATTACCAATATGGATTGTTGAAATCAAAATGCCTATTAAATTATTAAGTGATATGTATAGTTCTACATTAGCAACACAAGATAAAGCTGAAGAAGAAGTTGAAGATAAACAAATGCAAGTGCAAGATCAAATGCAGGCAGAACAGCCAGTAGACGATCTTGATGCAGGCGGAATTGAAGGAGCGGAATTATAATGGCACTTCGTCAAGGTGATCTTCAAGATCTCGTTTATAAAATATTTCATGTAGACAGTTATAAAAGCAAAATGGGCAACGATTCTGACATTGTGGTATTAAGTTTTACTGTTTCGTATGAGTCTGCTGCAAACGATCTTGTTTCATTTATTGAAAGTGGATATAGTTTTGTACTTGATGCTAGTCAAAGTACTGGCGAACTAGATGACGGTATGTATAAAGTATTTGTTGAGATGCAACGAAATGCTAGCCTACCAGAGAATATATTAGAACTAGTTGATGGGATTAAAAAATTAACAAATCGAAATAAATTTAAATTTAGATACTATAAAGGATTTAAAAGTTTTCCAGTTAATATTGAAATGTTATCATTGCATATTCCAACAGATACAAAAATGTACGATTCAATTGTTTCAGAATCAAACTTAAATAATACTGATAATTTTTTTAACAAAAGTTTTTTAAATGAAGTATCACTTAATGATAATATACTTACATTAAAAAAAGCATATGCCAATCCTGTTTCCTTAGTAATTAAGGACTTTGGCAAAAATAACGATATGTACGAAAGTATTACTGATCGTATAAACATGAATGATTATGCAGAAATATTGTTTTTAACAAAATATATCGGAGACTATAATGTTACTAAATATGGTAACAAAACATTAACCTTTGAAAATAAGGATTATACCCTAGTTGTTGAAAGAACATAACAGAATATCTTATTGTCAAAATTGCGGAAGAATATCTCATTGTGGACTACCATATTATCAAGATTTACAAAACTACGACAGTCCACCAATAACAACTAAGATTTGTCACCAATGCAGTTGTAAAAATTGCACCAACTTAGAGGAAAATAAATAATGGCAAAAGAACATTTTAAATTTGAATTTGAAGAGTGGATGGCTGAAGAGTTAATCCACAGAGATGATTGGAAAGATTGGTATCATGCAATGTGCGAAATATTGCCACTCTGGGAAGTAGATACTATTGAACGTGTTGCTGGATTTGTAGCACAATGTGGGCACGAATCTGCTGGATTTCGTGTACTAAGCGAAAACTTAAATTATAGTGCAAAAGCACTTAATACTATTTTTCCAAAATATTTTAAACGTGCTGGAAGAGATGCAAATGATTATCATAGACAACCTGAAAAAATTGCTAACGTTATTTACGCAAGCAGAATGGACAACGGCAACACCGCTTCTGGTGACGGCTGGAGATTTCGGGGTGGCGGCATATTACAACTTACAGGCAGATATAATTATACAAAATTCAGCGAAGCAGTTGAAATGACACCAACTGATGCAGTTGAATATGTGCGTACTAAAAAAGGTGCGTTAGATTCAGCATGTTGGTTTTGGGATACTAATAACATAAACAAATATTGCGATAATCAAGATATTGTCGGTATGACCAAAAGAATTAATGGCGGAACAATTGGTCTTGAAGATCGTAAAAAACATTATATTCATGCACTCGATGTACTAGGTGGCGGATACGAAGAACCAGGAACTGACTATAATCAAACTGTACGTAAAGGTTCACGTGGACAACTTGTAGCTGAAGTACAAGAAAAGCTTGATATTTCTCCTGCAGATGGTATCTTTGGACCCGGAACAGAACGTGTTATTAAAAAATGGCAAAAAGCAAAAGGGTTAACTGCTGACGGAATAGTTGGACCAAAAACTTTGGGAAAGTTACTAGGATAGGCAGGATGGGTGCAAAGTTAGCCATTATATTTTTTATGTTAACATTAGCAATGGGCAGTGTTGGTGCTTGGTATTACAAGCAAACACAGGAACGCATTGCTGTATTGCACAGTAATAACGCAAAACTCGAAGTTGCTTTTGACACAGCTGAATCTAGTATCGAAGTACTACAAGAGGAAGCTGTAAAAAATGCAAAGCGTACAGCAAGACTACAATCTGAGTTACAAGTAGCCGAAGCGTATGGCGATAATTTACGAAAACGATTACGTGAATTAGATCTAGTACAAGATGCTATAAAAGATAGTGATGATTTAGAAGAAAGGATGAATGGTGCTACAGCTAAACTATGGCGAGAACTTGAAACTAGTACTGGCGGGAACGGCAGTACTCCTCTTCCTAACTGGTTGCAGCCTAAGACCGGAGCCGGAAGTGAAGATAGTAACACAGATACAGAAAGTATCAGTACCGATAGCAAGCCGGCCAAAACCAATTGACTTAGTTGACACTCGTATTTACGTTGTGACTAAAGACAATTATGAAAAATTTGTAAAAGATTTTACTGACGAGCATGGCGAACTTGCTTATGTTGTACTTTCTATGAAGGATTACGAAAATCTTGCACTAAATATTGCCGATCTACGAAGATACTTAGATCAACAATCTAAAATTATTGTGTATTACGAAAATGCACTTACATCTAATGAAACTATAGAATAAATACAGATAGATAAATTGAGGGATTACTATGTGGGATATGATTGAGAGAATGACAGACGATCGTCTATGGATTTATACAGCGTTAATTGGATCGTTATTTGGTCTTGCATTTTCAACATACTTTCAAGGCACACGGTTAGGGTTATGGTTATATGCTAAGTTTGATTTAACTGTTGATTTTTTAGTTAGTCGATGGGGATGGACTTGGCTACAACAACCTAAGGATGCATGGCGTAAAAAGTATCCGCATGTAACTAAAAAGATAGACGAAATTGAAATTCGATTAAAAGATTTAGAGGGCAATAATGATAAAAGAAAAGACACTAAAGGAACGTAGTCTATTATTTGCAAAATTAGCAGAATTAGCTTATAGTAATGATGCTACTAAACAAGCAAAAAAACTAGGGTTTACTACCATTGAATTTTATAACAAAGATGGTGCTCAAGCTTGGCGATTCCAAAATAAAACAGATTTAGTAATTGCATGTAGAGGCACAGAACCTACTGCATTTAATGATATTAAAGCTGATTTGCGAGCTATTCCAGTTATGGCCGAAACAGTTTCGCGAGTTCACAAAGGATTTAAAACAGAAGTTGACGATATCTGGCCAATGGTACAAGAAGATATTATTCGTAAAACAAATGTTACTAAAGACTTGTGGATATGCGGTCATTCATTAGGTGCAGCAATGGCTACAATTATGGCAAATAGAGCCGAATGTAACATTGATTTAAACAATCCTATTGAATTACATACATTTGGTTCTCCAAGAGTTGGCTGGCCAACTTATGTAAAAAGTTTTTGCACCAAACACTATAGATGGGTAAACAATAATGATATTGTTACAAGAGTTCCACTGCGTATTATGGGATTTAGACATTGCGGAGAAGAACATTATATTAATGCATATGGCAATTTAAGACCATTAACAGCATGGCAAAGAATAAAAGATCAATATAGAGGTATGTGGATGGGAATTAAAAAAGGAAAAATTGATAATTTTTCCGACCATTCAATGTCAGAATATATTAAGCATATAGAAAATTGGGAGGGCTAATATGCCACGTAAAACACTTGAAGATTTAGAAAAACCAAAGGCCGAAGCAGCGCCTGTAGCTAAAGAAATGCCAACATATGAAGCAACAGTTGTTTCAACTAACGATTCAACTACTCGAAAAGTTAAACTAGATCTAGAAGTAGACACTAGCGTAAAAGATATGGGTCCTAACCCATATGCAAGACTTATTCATATGGCTAGAGCAGTTGACGCTTGGAGAATTTTTCCAAGAGCATTTTTAACTGTTTATATTGTACTACTATACAAAGTAGTAATATGGTTTATGAGCTTACCTGATCCAAGTTTTGAACAAAGCGGACTTGTTAGTATTGTTGTTGGTGCTGGCGCGGCCTGGTTTGGATTATATACCGGAACTAGTAAAAAATAAAATCTTGATTAATAAGTAGTAGTATGGACTATTACAATATATTAGGCGTTAATAAAGCAGCCACAGCTCAAGATATAAAAAGAGCTTATAGAAAATTAGCAAAAGAACATCATCCTGACCACGGCGGGGATGCTGCTAGACTTCAACAGGTTAACGAAGCATACGAAACACTAAAAGATACACAGAGGCGGGCAGAATACGATGCGCCGCCTATGCAACAACAATTTCATTTTAATACAGGTAATGTAAATGATGTTTTTCATTCTTTTTTTCAACAAAGACACCAGCCTCAGCGTAATAGAGATATTACAGTCAGTGTAACACTTGATTTAATTGATGTACTTAATGGTAAAAATCTTAATATACAATACAGTACGTTTAATGGTGGTCAGACACAGGCAAACATTTCTATACCGCCCGGTGTGGACAACGGCGGCACTCTTCGAATAAAAGGGCTTGGTGATAATTCTCATAGCAGTATTCCAAGAGGCGACCTGTTAGTAACAATTATAATTAACAAACATCGAGAATTTGAAAGAAGTGGTAGTGATTTACGTATTACTAAAAATATATCAGTATTGGATCTTATTATTGGTGTAGAAGTTTTAATAACTACATTAGACAACCAATCTGTTAATATTAGCATACCTCCTGGATTTCAACCTAACCAAATGCTAAAAGTTACTGGGTACGGATTGCTTAATCCTAATACCCGACAACCTGGTAATTTGTACGTTGCTATACATCCAATTGTTCCTACAACGTCTGATCCAAATTTAATTAACCAAATACAACTGATCAAGCAACATCTCCAAATATAGATTGACAATCATAAGAACTTATGTTAAATTATATAGAACTAGTAAATTAAAAGGATAAAGAATGGTAGAACCAAGTGTGTCTCTTCAAACAGTGTTTGATAAAGCAATTAATGATGCAAAAAAACTAAAACATGAATATGTAACATTAGAACATCTTTTGTTTGCAATGTTGTGCGAAGAAAGTTTTGAAAAATTAATTCAAAACTTCGAAGCTGATGCTGATTTAATGAGAGTAAATCTGGAGAATCACCTTAAAACTAAACTAGACGATATTAAAACAGATGAAAAGAAATACAAACCAAAAAAAACTAATAGTGTTGAGCGTGTACTAAATCGAGCATTTGCTCAAGTATTATTTCAAGGACGTACTACAATTGAAATTGTAGACGTATTTATTAGTATATTATCTGAAAAACGGTCGTATGCATTTTTTGTCACACAGCAAGCAGAAATTTCTAAAGAAAATTTTATTAAGTTTGTTGGCAACGATGACCATGACGAAGACCATATGGAGTTAGAAGATCAAGGTAATGCTAATAAAGCACTTAAAGCATTTACAAGTGATTTAAATGAAGATGTTAAAAACGGAAAAATTGATCCAGTAATTGGGCGCGAAGACGAAATTGAACAAGTTACACTAGCATTAGGAAGACGTACTAAGTCTAATGCTCTTATTATTGGCGACCCCGGAGTTGGCAAAACTGCAATTGCAGAAGGTATTTCTTGGAAAATTGTAAATGGAATGGTTCCAGAATTTTTAAAAGAATATAACGTTTATAGTCTTGACATTGGTTCAATGATTGCTGGATCTAAATACCGCGGCGACTTTGAAGAAAGATTTAAACTAGTACTACAAGCCTTACAGAAAAAAGGCAAAACTATTATGTTTATCGACGAAGCACATATGATAAACGGTGCCGGTAATGGCGGCAATGGTGGTAATGACCTGGCAAATATGTTGAAACCTGCTCTTGCTAAAGGTAATATTAAAGTAGTTGCTTCAACTACCTGGGAAGAATATAGAAAGTACTTTGAAAAAGATCGTGCGTTAATGCGCCGGTTCCAGCGTGTAACCATTGACGAACCTAGTACACAAATGAGTATTGAAATTTTGCAAGGTATTAAAAAATATTATGAAGAGTTTCACGAAGTTGAAATTACCGATGAAGCAATTGCAGAAGCAGTAAGTCTAAGTGTTAAATATCAGCCTGATAAAAAACTACCTGATAAAGCAATTGATTTAATTGATGTAGCATGTTCTCGTTTCAAAGTTAATGAACAAACAGAAAACAAAATTGTAGAAGCTAGTAATGTTCAATTTGAACTTTCAAAAATGATTAAGGTTCCAGAAGAGCAAGTTGCTGAAACTGAAACAGACAATTTAGTTAATCTTGAAACTAATTTAAAAGGTAGTGTATATGGGCAAGATAATGCTATTGAATCTGTAGTTGATAAAATACTTATTAATCAAGCAGGACTAAAAGCAGACGACAAAATGATTGGATCATTTGTATTCATGGGTCCAACTGGCACTGGTAAAACTGAGACTGCAAAACAGTTAGCCCATCATCTTGGTGTTAAACTTGTAAGATTTGATATGAGTGAATATCAAGAAAAGCACAGCGTAGCTAAGTTTATTGGTGCACCTCCGGGATATGTTGGGTTTGACGATAATGCTGGTCAGCTTATTGTTAAACTACAAGAAAATCCTAACTGTGTACTACTACTTGACGAAATTGAAAAAGCACACCCTGATGTTAGCTCTGTACTATTACAGTTAATGGATAACGGAAAAGTTACAGGATCAAATGGTAAAGAAGCTGATGCACGTAACTGTGTATTAATTCTTACAACTAATCTAGGTGCAAAAGAAGCAGAAAAGAATACAATTGGATTTAGTGGCGCAGCAGAAAATGATTACGAAGATACCGAAGTAAAGAAATTTTTTGCTCCAGAATTTAGAAATAGATTAGATAGCGTTATTACATTTGCTAAACTTGGTAAACCAGTTATGATGAAGATTGTTGGTAAGTTCTTAGGTGAACTACGCGAGCAAGTGAACAACAAAGATATTAAAATTACAGTATCTAATGAAGCACTTGATCTACTTGTTGAAAAAGGATTTGATCCTAAGATGGGCGCTCGTCCATTACAGCGTGTAATTGATAAAGATATTAAACGTCCACTAAGTCGTCTTATGTTGTTTGGTGAATTAAAAGGTGGCGGCACTGTAAATATCGATGTTAAAGATAAAGCAATAGTAATTAATTCTAAAGTACTTGAAAATGAAAAAGTTTGAAACAAAGAAACTTTTCTATGACACTTATCTTTACAAAATTCAGATAGGTACATATCTGGCGGCAAGATTTAGAACAGCCTTGTCGCCAAATAAAAAACTTGGACAAGTTGAAGAAGTATTAAAGCTTGCTGACTGTGGAGAAACAGTTTCAATTTTTGTTTCGTCATATCGAAAAAAACATTTAAGCAAGTATGATATTAAACTTTGTCGAATACTGTATAATATTTTAATGAAGTATGATGATTACATTGTTAGATGTGAAAACAATCTTCTTTCAGTGTACACTAATAATTGCGAATTACTTGATCAAATGATAGAAATTGATCCTGAATTACTAGATACAACATATATTGAATTATGGAAACCTAACCTAGAAAATGTTGATTTACTATTAACTAACAAAAATATTATATTATCAAATAACGAAATAATTCCGTTTCCATATAAAATTACATTTGCAGGAAAAAAACAAACTACTAGTCATTTACTTAACTGGATCAAAAACCACAAAGACAAAGTAAAAATAGGAAATATGCTTTTAAAAACATTAAATTCTAATAGTACAGCATGGATTAAAGGATATTATATATACGTAACTGATGAAAAACTTGTGCTGTTACTACAAATGTTAATTGGAAATAATATTCAGAGAATTGATAAATTGGTATCTACTGCCGACAATAGATAAATAGTATTATGGCATCTACTAGTGAAATAATTTTATCAAATCAAACACATCCAGGCGATAGTACTGTATCAACAGTGTCTGGATCCAAGTTTAAAGGTGACGGCTATTATAGTCGGTCAGACGGGTTCCACACAGTACAATATAACGTTACTGGGTTTATTGGAACTATTGACGCACAGGCATCATTAGCCGATGCACCAGTTGAAGCAGATTGGTTTAATATTACTACATCTCAAATGATAAGTGTTGACGATAGTAGTACTTACAATACCGGTTCGTTTATATATAATTTTACTGGAAATTATGTTTGGGTTAGAATAAAAATTACTAACTGGACAGATGGTACTATAAATAGTATATTATTAAATCATTAGGAATTTTTATGGAACATTTTATTAGAGTAGTAATGGAAAAACAAAAAGAGCCAAAATTGCTTGACGAAAGTATTTTCAAAAGTCAAGAAATTTATGAGTCGGCACAGGGTGCTACTGTTTTTCAAATTGAACTACCAAAGCAATTAAGTGAACACGAGTCAGATGAGTATGCTGCTAACTTAGCAAATATGATGTTTGAAGCTGGTTATAGCGACTTTGATATCGAAGTAAGTGCAGGCGACGAACTTGATGAAACAGATGAAGTTACATACGAAGATGATGATGAATTTTATGAAGACTATGGTGTTATGTGGTACAACGAAGATGACCAAATAGACGAAGCAGAGTATCAAGGTCGCAATGTTAAACTAGGCAAGCCTATGGCAGGCGATGTTAAGAAATTTAAAGTATATGTAAAGAATCCAAATGGTAATGTAGTAAAAGTTAATTTTGGACAAAAAGGCGTAAAGATTAAAAAGTCAAACCCAGCACGTCGAAGAAGTTTCCGTGCTAGACATAATTGCGATAATCCTGGGCCCAGGCATAAAGCACGTTATTGGTCGTGTAGGAAGTGGTAATATGTATAAGGAGGCAGCATAAAATGGTAAAATCAGTAGCAGAACAAATTAGAGAAATGGGCAATCGTTTATCGGCCATTAACTCGTTACCTAAACGTAGTTTAACAGAAATTACCGGCGTAGATCCTAATACTCCAAGTCTTTGGGCCAAGAGTAAAAAAGGCTCAGTACAATTAGATGATGTAGCAGAAGTTCAGAAGTTTCTTAATGATCAAGGATTTGATGCTGGCAAAGTTGATGGATGGTATGGCAGAGGCACTGCACGAGCAATACAAGCTTTTCAAAAGAAATATGGATTAAAAGTCGACGGAGATGCAGGCACTAACACTCTTAGTAAAATGCACGAAATAGCAAACCCACAAGATCAACAAGACACTGATGGTCTAGATGCAATGTCTAATGCTCCAACTGACGGCAGAGGAACTGCAAATCAACCTAGAGAAGTATCAAGACTACTAGTAGGTAGCCTCAACGACTATGTTTTTAAATATTCTCCAGAAAAAGCAGAAGAGCTTAAAGATACACACGATGTTGTATTCATTAGCGACTTTGGTAACAGGGATAGAGATAATTTGTTACTCTTGCCAATGCCGTCAGCGACAGCAAATAAATCTGCACTACCGACGAATACAGACGGTCCTTTGTTTAGTAATCAAGGAATACCACTTGACCAACCTGATGCAGCAGATACAGCAGATGATGCAACAGCAGATCCAGTTGGTGACGCAAAGCGTAGAGGAAATCAATCTTTAGTAGGAGACCTTAGACGATTTAACGAACTATTAAATAAACTTACTAATAGTCCTGAAAATGCTGGAACTGATTTTAGACATTTAATTTCAATAGTTGAAAATACATTACTAAAAGAAGAACTTTCTATGCTCGAAAAGCAGGAAATAAAAGTATTATATGATAAGATTAAACAATACTTAGGAGTAGATCCTGCTCTTGATACTCAAATCCAGTCTGCATTAACCCGCTATGAAGAAGTATTTCCTACTCAGACTGTTCAACCTGCTGTAGATGGGCCTGAGCCTGAGCCTGCGCCTGAGCCTGCGCCTGGACCAGAACCAATGCAAAAACCCGAACAAGATGCAGTACTTAAACAAATAGCAAAATTAGATAAAGAACTAAATTTTGTAGCATTATTAGAATTACTACAAGATCCAAGAGTTGTTACTATGCTGAAAAGAGTGGCGCCAAACAATTACAAAAAAATGGTTAAAGATGTAGAAGAAAAAGCTGCTGCCCAAAGAGAACGTGAAAAACAGGACGGGACCGGAGGGCCGCGGGCCGATGCACCAGTAGTTTCGACAGTAGAAACAGATCCAGTTAAACTGGCTGCAATAGTTACACAAATACAGCAACTTCTTAAAAAGAAGGATTATAAGAAGGTGTTGGAACTATTAAAAAATCCAAACGCAGTTAAAGCAATGAAGATACAGTTTAAAAATTCTACCCCCAGGTACGATGCGTGGCTTAAAGGGGTAAAATCACAAGCAGCCGGACAAGCTGCTGGGGCTGGCACTGATTCTCAAAACACTGCTGGTGCTGGCACTAATTCTCAAAACACTGCTGCTGCACCTGCTGCTACACCTGCTGCTACATCAGGTGTCGTTAAGAAAAAACTTTCGCCTCGTGCTATGCCGAGAGACGATGGAAATCTAGGCGGTAAAGCGCAACAATTTATTGATAAGAACACTGAATCATTAGCAAACGATATTATCAATATGATGAACGAAGCAACATTTGATACTTCTACTAGCTTGTGGAGAGCAAGTGGCGGCGGCAAAAGAAAACTTCCAGCAGTTAAACAAATGCAACAATGGCTCAACAACAACGGTTTTGATGCAGGCACTGCTGACGGATGGTATGGCAAAGGCACAGCAAGAGCAGTAAAAGCAATGCAGCAAGCATACGGCCTATCAGCTGATGGCGATGCAGGTCCAAATACACTAGCATCTATGAATAAAGCTAGTCCTGAACCTATTGACCAAGATGCAGAAATTGCTGCAATGGCTGCACAAACAAAAGCAGATTTAGATCAAGACGACGGTGTAGGTGCAGCGGGTGCGGCGGGTGTTGCGGCAGGATCAATAAAAGGCGGCAAAGCACCAGCAGGTGTAGCAGCAGGTGCAGCAGCAGGCGATCCTGAACCTGATCAAACTGTAACTACAACTGCTCCAGTTGATTCAACTGATGACGAAGTTGATGCTGCAACTGATAATGTAAACAAATCTATGGCAGCAGGTAATGTAACTGGTGTACAAAGTGATGCTGAAAAAGCAGCAGCTGATTTAAAAGCACAACAAGATGCAAGTTCGGCAGCAGCACAAGCACAGTTTCAACAAACCAAAGGTGATGTTAGTGATAAACTAAAAAATGCACCTGATCAAACTGTAGCCACTACCGGTGGCGCAGCTGCCAATGCTGGCACAGCCGGTAACCGTGGCGGAGTTGATACTGCTATTGCTGCAAAAACAGCAGAACTTAATAAAGCAGCTAAACAACGCAAAGCAGAGCAATTACGTAGACGACAAGCAAGGGTTGCCTTACAAAGAAGAAGTAGCGCATCATCTAGTGTACAAGGACGCAATGATAATGTGGATACCGGCGCCGGGGTAGGTACAAATAGTGGAAACTGGAAACCAAAAGCCGGTACTGTAGTTAGGCAAAGTATGTACAAAGAATCAGGAATAAAGTTTTCAGGATCAATAGCAAATGCTATTGCTAAATTAGGTAAGAAGAGATAAAATGAAAATAAATGAAATTTTTGATAATCGGTCAACTGACGACTTAAGAATGGGCGATGAACTTCCGTTTAATGAAGTTGAAGACCTTATAATCTATATGAAAAATGATCCAGATTTTTATAGACAATCATTGTACCCCGAACTATTAAATGTACAAAATTGTGTACAAGATGGTAAAAAATATAATAAAAAAAATATGATTCCAATTGTTGATTCTGCTGTAGAATCATATTTAAAAAAATACGAAATTAATAGATTACCTGAAGAATTTCTCTTGAACTCTGATAAGAAAGAGTGTATAAGTAAAATACTAAACGATGAAATTGAAAACTTTCGCAATAAGGTATACTAATTATGCGCTTCTCCGAATTCAGCATTATTTCGGAATCGAAACAACAAGGCAGAGCTTTTAATCATTTAGAAGATCTTGTATTCTTTCATGGTGCCCAAGGTGCTATTGAAGCTGTTGAACATCTAACAGACTTTGCCGATAGCAAAGGTTCACGTTCAATTAGAATGAAATGGGACGGCAATCCTCAAATATACTGGGGCAGAGAACGTGCAGGCGGTCCACTAATACTAGGAGGCCACAACCAATGGTCACGAGGAGTACTAGGCGATAGTCCTAATGCTATCAAAGATTTTATAGCAAACCAATCAGGTAATCCAAAGACTCCAGAAGAAAAACAACAACGTGTAAAATTTGCAAAAGATTTTGCAAACATGTATCCACTGTTTGATGCTGCAACTCCAAAAGATTATCAGGGATTTGTATACGGTGACGGACTGTTTACACAGCCACAGGCTGCTGTTGACGGAGTATATACATTTTCTCCTAATCCAAGATCAGAAACTGCATATCATGTAAAGTCGTCCAGCGAGCTAGGCAAGCGCATATCCAAAGCACAAATAATGGTAGTTGGTCATGCTGAATTTTCTCAGTGGGGCTTGCCTGATTCAGCACAACAACCAAAAAACAATTTTTCAGAATTTAATACAAATAGTAAAATAATTGTGTTAGAGCCTATATATAATAGTAGACCTATTGAAATTAACACCAGTCAACTACAAGACATTGAACAATATGCAAAAGCCAATCATCAAGCAATAAATGGATTCCTAGAAGGTGTAAAAGGACTAAGTGATCTAAAGAAGATTATATATACCTATGTAAATCAAACTGCAAAGTTAAAATATCTTGATAGACTAGGAACAAAAGACTTTTTAAAATGGCTAAGCGGTAGTAAGGTTAGTAAGCCAAAACAAGAGAAAATAATACAGCTAAATAGTACAACACACAATGATCCGCTATCTATAATTTTTTCGTTAGTTAAACAGATACAAGATGCTAAAGATAATGTCATAGATCAAATAGAAGGCGAACAAGGTGATATTTGGGATACTAATGGTGAAGGACGAGTAAGATATGCTGACAATACTAAACAATTTGGCAATATTAAACTTGTCCCAAGAAAAAGGTGGACGCCACAATGAAACTTAGACAGTTGTTTGAATCAACTAACAGTGTAGGTCTTATATTTGGAAGGTTTAATCCTCCACACAAAGGACATAAAGCAGCATGGCAAATGGCTGCTAAAAATGATGCATGGTATGTAGGCACTAATCCAGAAATGGTTGGGCCAAAAACACACACTGGTAAAGGCAGCGAAAACAAAGACCCTCTTCCATATAATATTAAAATTCAAGCAATGAAACTAATAATGCCTGAAGTTACTAGTCATATTGTGCCACATGAAAGTTGGTTTTCTTTAGCTAGTAAATTATACAATGATCATGGACAGGTTAATTTAAAAGTATACACAGACGAGTCATGGGTAATAAACACTCTTGAAAGATACAACGGATCTGAAGGTCGTCACGGTTATTATGAATTTTCTAAAATTCAACACATACCTACTCCTAGGATTACCAGTGCATCTGACTTACGTATGGCAGTAAAAAATAATAATCCTAAAGAATTTGCCAAATTGTCAGGTGTTGATATAGATGCAGAAATTAATGGAAATTTATATTTTGATATAGTTAAAAAATATCTTGCGATGGGCAAAGGAGTTGCTTCAATGGATGAAAGTATATTTGGTACAAAAAGAGTAAAGCCTGTATCGCCTACTTCGGATAGAAAAGCTAATCCAATATTTCCTAATAAGAAAAAGACTAAACCTGCTCCAACACGATATAAACAACAGGATCATGTTTCACTTTCAGCTGATGCAAAGAGATTAATGAAAAGTCCAAATCATCATAATACTAATGAACAAGCTACAGATAGATTAGGTGGCATGGGCTCCAGTCGTGAATGGAAAAATCCTCAGCCTCCTAGTAAATATCACAGCGGCAATCGAAAAAATAAAATATCATCAAACCCTATATCAAACAATATAAAGCCAGCAACAGACTATGATGTAGAAATTCCGTCAACTGTTAGTACTAAGTCTGCCGCTATTATAAGAAAAGTTCTAGCAAGACAAGCTGCAAGAGAAAAACTACAAGGAAAATAAAATGAAAATTAATGAAATTATCCAACTAGACGAACTTAATGTACGCAGAAGCGGCACACATGAAAAAATAACAACTTATCAACATTATGATATCTTTGTTAATAAAAAACCAAATCAACGTGGCGTATTTACTTCTTCACCTATGCGAGGCGATGTTGAGTATAGCGAGCTTAGAGGCGAAGCTCGCAGTAAACAAGATGCTGTTAATATGAGTAAAGAAAAAATTGACGATATTGTATCTAGCGCCGAAAGAATTAGTTCAAGTGCAACTATTAATATCAATGTTGATTTTGTTCGTCAAGAACTTGAGGCATCAACTAGAACCGAAAGCGGCGATACATTTTATGCTAAATTAGATCAAGGTCCATCATTAATAGTAGCCAACGAAGAATGGGGCGAAGATGCAAAAGATTTAGGATTTAAAAAAGTTGTGTATAAAAAAATGCGTAGTGATGCAGGAATGTCATTTACTGGTGCAGTGTTTGCTATGCCATCGAGAAGTATAGCTTCGTTAGACTTAGTAAGACATGGACGTTATGTAATTGGAAGTGTACGAAGTGATAAAGATGGAAACTATATATTTCCATTAGAATTCCACAGTGTTGCAGCAGCACCAAATGATCCTTTAAAACTAGGTGTTCCTGCGTTAGGAGTCAATCCTAACAGAAATTAACAACAAAGATCTTTTCTGAATAAATACATTATGAAGATTAACGATGTTACCCTACAAGAAGGATATATGCTTCGCCTCGAGCGTGACCGCAGTGCTGACATGCTGGTATTACATGTTAAAGATACTAAAACAGGTAGGCGCAGCGAAGTTAGAGGTAAATTAGGGTACGAAACTGATGGGTATGATGACAAAGATCCACTACACCAGTTATTAGATAAAGTAGGACGCAGTGCTAGTGTAAGTGATATGATGAACGGAGATGTTGTACACATTAATCCTAAACATCCACAAGGTCCTAATGCCGAAAAAGCAGCAAACAAAGTCACAAGTGAATCGCAACTTAACGAATTATTTGATAGACCGTATGCATTAAGCTGGCAAACCCAAGGTGCTCTTAGTGCAGCTAGGTTTCAAACTGACAACGGTCATGAATATATGGTAAGATTTGAACCAATGTCAAAGGACAGTGAAAACTACGAAACTTCATTCTCAATGAGAAACGAACACGGAGATAATGAAGTAAAGCGTACAGGAATGGGAGACGAATACAGAGTATTTTCGAGTGTTATATCAGCTATAAAACAATTTATGGACGAACATCGTGAAGTTGAAAGTATACAATTTGATGCACACCGCGAAGGTGAAGCACGTACTAGCAAAGATATTAAAGACAGCAGAATTGAGTTATATAAAAAATTAGTAAAAAAATTTGCTACTGCAAACAATTTTGAGTATGCAGACCAAGCTATTGCAAGAATGCATAAATTTATGTTACGTAGACCTAATCAAGTTAAAGAAAGCATTAACGAAAGCGAAGAGTATAAAATACCTATTACTTCTGAAATGCAACAGCTAAACAAATTGTTTACTAAGAATAAATTTGAAATAAGAATTGTAGGCGGTGCTGTTAGAGATGTTGTACTAAACAAAGCACCAAAGGATATCGATCTTGCTACTGATGCAACTCCTGTAGAAATGCAGAAAATGTTTGATAGTGCTGGTATTAAGCACATACCCTCAGGAATTGAACATGGTACTATTACTGCTATAATCAACGGCGAAGAATTTGAAATAACTACGTTACGTTCTGATGCCGAAACAGATGGCAGACATGCTACAGTAGAATTTGTGCGTTCATGGGAACAAGATGCACTACGCAGAGACCTAACATACAATGCTATGAGCATGGACTTTGACGGAAACTTATTTGATTACCACAACGGCATGGATGACTTGCAAAATAAAGTAAGTCGTTTTGTTGGCGATCCTGCTGGGCGTATACAAGAAGATTACTTGCGTATACTACGCTACTTTAGATTCCAAGGTAGGCTTGATAATCCTAAATTTGAAAAAGAAACGCTACAAGCAATAAAAGCTAACGCCACAGGACTTACAAAAGTAAGTGTTGAACGTGTGTGGATGGAAATGGGTAAAATTTTATCTGGAAATAATATTGCAAAAATACTAACAGCAATGTCTAGTACAGGAATTTTAAAAACAATAGGATTATCTAATAAAAATATTAGTGCAATGGTTGACGGAGACTACGAATTAGTAAATCTTGCAAGACTGGGCGATGCTAGTATCGGCAAACGTTGGAAACTTAGTAATGTTGACAACAATATACTTAAATTTTTAGTTGAACATGCGAATTCACCTATAGACAAAAAAATACTGTCAGATATGATAGTTGATGGCACTCCAAAAATACTACTATATAGATGGGCTCAAATGTTAGGCAAGTACGAAATTTTTGCTAACCATATTAAAAGTTTTGAAGCACCAGTATTTCCAGTTAATGGAAATGATCTTATACAAGCTGGATTTAAAAAAGGGCCAGACTTAGGTAAAAAATTAAATTTATTAAAACAAAAATGGAAACAAAGTGGATATAAAGCTACAAAAGATCAACTGCTTGGCGAAAGTACTCAAAAGATTGACGAAAAATTAAAGTCTAAAAAATATAAAAAAAGTTATAAAGCAGCAAAAGCTTCAGGCCGCAGGCGTAGGAAAAAATTAAGAGACGATGTTACTGAGTCATTGGATAGTGTACTTCCTTATACTATCACTCATTCTAGTGAATTTAATTTTGAAGGCAAAAGCGCAGTGCGTGGTGCACCTACACTTCTAGTCTCCATTAATGATTTTCACGAAGATGGTGATTGGGAGATTGAATTTAGAGTAGACGGTGAAATGATTACAACAGGTGGTGGACGAGCACATCAGATATTTGCTACAGTAATTGCAATTATTAAAGACTGGTGGAAAGAAATGAGCCATAATTTCACTTATTACCCTGTAAAGTCTATAGAGTTTTCAGCAAGTAAAGAAAATGCTGGAGGACGAGAACGACTATATCAGAGATTTGGAAAACAGTTTGCAGCAGCAATAGGATTTAGACTTACAAAGAAATCTATACATGCCGGAAGTACTACAAACTTTTTACTTGTTAATCCAAAGGAAAAAGCCGAGCCTGGATATGAACCAGTACCTGAAAACTTTGCCGACGGTAAGAAAAAAGGCAAAAGCAGACCAGGACGTGTAAAACGTTCAGGTGCTAGTTGCAATGGTAGTGTTACAGCACTACGCAAACGTGCTAAAAATGCAAGTGGCGAGAAAGCGAGGATGTATCATTGGTGTGCGAACATGAAAAGTGGAAAGAAATAATCAAAGAATATCCTGACGGATACAGCCGGCAATGGCGAAATGCTGAGATGAAAAAATATGTTGAAAAACACAAAGAACACGAAAAAGCTAGACTAAGTACTAATGAACGTTTAGCTTACTGGAGTAAAAAATGAGATTCGTAGAATTTAAACAGTCAATTAAAGAAGAACAAGAAGTAAGTTATGATAATTGGGATCATGAATATCCAGTTGAGTACAGTCAGTACCTGGAAAAAACATTTGGTAAACCTGAACAGTTTACAAATGAGCAAACTGTATGGCAAAATATTGATGGATTTAAAAGAGTAGTTGTGAGAGACGAGTACATACTACACGGATCGCCGGCGCCGCACTATGACTTTGTTTATTGTTATGTTGACTTAGAAGTTCCTGAAGAGCTAAGTGACGAACTAGCGAAATGTAGTGGCAGTATATTAATTGACCACTTAAAGAATGAAGTAGGCGCAAGATGTGGAAGTTTAACAGCTAATGCAACTACACTAAATTTTGTTATGGATGTTGTAGCAGGTAGAGTAGAACCAGTTAAAGAAGAATACGAACGCCGCATACTTGCAATGAAGAAACAGTTTGAAGACGGCAAACGATATGAATTAGATTGGTGGAGCGATGAATCAAATGACGCAGATCCTAAGAACCCATTTTACGAAAGTATCACTGGGGTGCATAATAACATGAAAATATTTGAAATTATTGCAGAAGATAAAAAAACATGGACAAAAGATGGTGTTGAAATGTGCAGCAAGAAATGTTGCGGCGAACCTGTTACAGAATGTACATGTGGTAAAGATTGTAAACATTGTGAATGTTATAAAATTAATGAAGCAAAACTTAATGAAGTAGGTCCAGCAATTATTCCTATGATAATAGGAGTATTTGAAGTAGCAAATGTAACTTACACAGCTTATCAAATGTACAAAGCTCTTAAAAAGTTTGAGAAAAAAGAAATCACCAAAGACCAACTTATAGACAAACTAGGTGCCGATGCTGCAAACGGTCTTATGACATTAGCTGGTCTTAAAGGTGCAAAACTAACATATAATGTATTTAAAAAGGCTTATAGAAAATTCAAAGGCATTGATCCAAATGCAAAACGACCTGAACCGCCGATGACTAAAGAAAAACCTCCTGTTGAGCCTGGTCCTATTGCTGGTAAGCCTACTCCGGGAAAAATAAGACAAGCTAACAAACTAAAGCCAAATTTGGATCTTCGTCCAAGACCAATGATATCAAAACATCCGCGTCCAGTAGAACCTAGAATAAAATGAATATAGAAGACTTACAACACCTTGCTGGTATTAAAAATAAGTTTACAGGGTTCACAACTTATGTTCCTGAAAACATGAGTGTTACTGGCACTGAAAAGGCACAGATACAACGTAAAAAAAATATCAAACCCGGCACTAACGAATGGTTTAAGCTTTGGTTTAGTCAGCCTCATTTAACAGGTGAAAAACCGATATGAAAATAAACGACTTAGATGAAGCTGTTGGACGTATTGTAAAGGGTGTTAATACTACAGTTGACGTAGGTGTTAATCAAACTTCAATTGAAGCAAACAAACTTGGACATAAAGTAACAAAAAACGGAGTTCCTCCTTTCCTACGCACAAACGGTAAAGTAAAAGAAGCACGTTATACTGCTAGCGAATGGGCAATAATCGAAGGTGGTCACACATTAGACGAAGTTGCAAAAGAAAAACATAAACTCTTTGATTGGAATAAATACTAGATGTTATTAAGAGAAATTAAAGTTAATAGTGGGTTTGATATCTTTACAGCATATGTAAAGGTTAAACAGAAGTTTTATTCTCAAACAATTCCTGTACAGGTTAGTGCAAGAACAATACAATCAGCAAGAGCAATACTAATAGCACAATACGGAAGATCAACTGTTATCACTGGCTTGCGGAGGCAAAGATGAAAATTAAAGAAATTACCGAACAACGAGTTGACGAAGCATTACCAGTTGTGGCAGCTATTTGGGTATTACGGTGGGTAATTGCAAAAGGAGCGTGGCCGTTTCTTAAATGGGTATTGCGTAAATTTGGTACAAAACTAGCAACAGGTGCTGCTGCACTTGCAGCAATTGATCAAGGGTGGGAATGGGTTAAAGGCCAAATTGGTGAAGAAATGGCTCAGATGTTAATTGAAAATAAATTTGAAATTGGAATGGCAGTTGCCCTCATTCTTGGCGGAGTTGTAATAAAAAGATACTTTGAAAAAGTTGGCGATAGAATGTGGAACAAAGTCGACGAAGGTAAAAGTCCGCATAAAAAAGGTACTGCAAAATACAAAAAGCATATGGCAGCTATGCACGCCGAAAGTGAATATAAACATGCCGATCATGCAAAAGGATCTGATCCTATGCCTAAGAAATCAAAGGTTAGTAGAAGTGGCGAAACCAAACATCCTCTACGTGGTAAATTAGTAGGCGCTTCCTAATGCGATTTTCAGAAATAATATTTGTACATTTAAATGAACGTCAACAGCAGCGTACAGAAATAATGTATCACGGTACTAGTACCAACCTAGTGCGTAGTATACTAAAAAATGGATTATTAGCAACTCCTCCTAAGAAAACATATGATGTTGACACGTATGGTGCAAGCACAGCTAGTATGGGCGGAGTATATGTTGCTCATAATAAAGAATTTGCAGAAACTATTGCAGACGAAGCAGTTGGATCACACGGCGGCGAAAAAGCACTAGTTACACTACAATATGCAAAAGGTTCGTCAGATCTCGACGAAGACGAAATAGTTTCTAGTATTAGTGATGCTGCACAACAGGTTATGAGTAAAATATCATTAAAAGCACCAACTAGGCCACAAGACCCTCCTATTAGTTGGGCAACCGACGATCCGTTAGAACCTGAAGAAAAAGATCAATATTCAGATCTAAGTTATCCTAATCAAGGGTGGGCTACTGATTGGATGATTAAAAATGCTGACAAATCTGCAGATATGATTATGAATCAAACTATAAAAATATTACGTAATAATGCGCAGCCTAGAAAAGCTGCAGGCCCGTTAATAAAACAAATGGCACTAAAGTTATTACAAAATGCTAGTACGTACAAAGATGCTAGGGACCGTTGGAATGCAGTTAGTTTTGATGCATATCATACATTTAGAGAAACTATGGAAGACTTACTAGCTAAGTTGATGCCACAGGTTAGTCCTGATACAACCGATTCACGAAAAGAATCAGGTTCAGCAGCAAGAAGAATTAATCGAGATGTTAAATTCAAAGGTAAAACAAGAATAACTAAGATTGAAAATATAAACACAGGCGAAATATACTATCCTAAGCAAAACAAAGGTTAATCTAATGAAGATACACGAAATTACAAACGAAACTGCTACATCAGGCGGAACTTCAGCAGGTGCTGTTGCTAGTGTTGCTAATCCTATAGTAGCAAGGAGTAAAAAGAAACCTAAAATGCAAAAACCAACTGATAATGCATTAAATAAGAATACAAATTTATTCACTGGTGCAACTCTAAAAAGATAAATAACTGTAGGAGTAATGATTATGAGCAGCGAAATACACACAACCCTAGATGAAGACAACGATAGCATAATGTACATGCGATTCAAAGCTAAAAAAATACAGACTATGGACAAAGGCAAAGGCAAACTAATGGCCTATGCAGGATTTAGACAAAATCCAATGGATGTAAAAGATGGTGACAAAGAAACTGTAAGATTTATGAATTTGAATACTGATAAAGCTATTGTAGATGCTGTTCGATCATTATTTAAAGGTACTAGAATACCTAAAAAATTAGTTTTATATATTGAAAATCCTAGAATTGCCGAGAAAGTATTTCCCCATCTTGACAAAGCTCTAGATACTTTAAGTAGCAAAGCATATGCTGAAAAAGTTGAAGTAAAATATAGACCCGAAGACGAAAAGCCTGAAAATCCATTTGATAGCGACGGCCCGGGTAAAAAACCGTCTTCCGGCAGGACATGCTGCAAGTGCGTTAACAGGCAAAGGTCGTCAAGATCCTGAAAAAACTATAAAGTACTTTTCAGTTGATAATCGAAATATAATGAATTTTTTAAATGACACGGCACCAAGAAACAAACTTGCTAAAAAAATGTTACAAGCATATCGTCCTGCGCTAAAACAATTTGTTATGGAACCTGACTTATATCGCAAGTTCCGTAACTGGGTAGAAAGTGAAAGCAGCACACAAAAATTTGGCCCAACACTTGTAATGTTAGATAAAAGTAAATCATTTACAGAAACAGAACTAACAAACGAAGGCCTTGGTAGTATGGCTGATATTGTGGAACGTGATCATGAAGTACAAATGGCAAGAGCCGACTTGTACAAACTTGCAAAATATGCTATTAAGCTACACGAAATGTTGAAGCATGTAAGTGAAGCCGAAGGCATTGAAGGCTGGCAACAGGCTAAAATTACCAAATCAGCTGATTATATTAGTTCAGTTTATCATAGCATAGATTATGATCAGTCTAGTATGTCCGAGGCTGATGTGCCAATGGTTACTATGAGTGAATCGGCTATAACTGCATATAAAACCAAGTTATCTAAAAAATTAAAAAAACTGCAATAACTGTCAATGTTAGCGCCTAACATGTAACTATTATGTAAATACGTCAAGTATTAAGGAGCATATAATGGTAAGTAAGATAAGTGATTTGAGTCTGCATGATTTGTCAGTATTAGATAAATTAATTGTTGCAGCGTTTAACCAAGAATATAATAGTTCAACATTTAATAGTGTTAAGTCAGTAAAGTCACCAAGACATGCAAAACTTAATCAATTAAGACGCATAAAAGATGCAGTCGACAGTCAAAAACGATCTGTAATAACTGCAACCGAAAAATGGTAGTATAAATAATGCATGGACGATAGTGCTGAAGATTATGTATGGCGTAATATTAATGCTAACGAATTGTGGGCGTTAGACAAACTAATACTGTCTCGTAAATTAGGATACAATTGTGGACCTACTGGGTTAGATGTTCCAGTAGCTGGTGTTTATATTGTACGACCGTGTGTTAACATGCTAGGATTAGGTCTAGGCGCACAGCAGGTATGGCTAGATAAAGAAACAATGCATCTGCCTATTGGACATTTTTGGTGTGAATGGTTTGAAGGAATACACCTAAGTGTTGATTATCGTTACGGCGTACAGCAGTTGTGTGTCGAAGGCCACAAAGAATCAGATACATTTATTCATTGGGATAAATGGGTACGCACCAATGACGATATTCCATTACCATTTGAACTGCGTACATTTGCACATCATAAATGGATTAATGTTGAATACATAGATAACAAAGTAATAGAAATTCACTTTAGACATAATGAAGACTTTGATGGCAACATTGATGAATTTATACCAGTATGGGAAGGAGAATGTATAATTCCTCCTTCCGGATATACATATAGAGATTATCCAGACATACACGGACGTATTGGTGCGTTTGTTAAATAAAAACATTGACATTTAATAAACTATGTTATATAATTAATTTAAACTAATGGAGGAACTATATGAGCGACCGTGTATATGGCGTCGACGAAAAGGCAAAACTTGAAAGACTTGTAAGCGAAGCAGTTAGCGTGATGCAAGAAGTAGAAGATTTACAATCTTCTTTAAAAGATACTGTTAAGGCTGTAGCCGAAGAACTAAATATTAAACCTAGTTTGATCAACAAAGCAATTAAAGTTGCACAAAAACGTGACTGGAATAGAGTAAAAGACGAATTTGACGATCTTGAAACTATTGTTGCAACAGTCGGTTACGATTCTGACGCATAATTAATAAGTATTTAGGAGAGTAAATGGCATACGTCGATGGTTATTTCGACAGAGACTCTGATATTATTAGAGTAGTTGAACGTAAAGACGGTAAGAGATTGTACCGAGAATATCAATCTAAATATACATTTTACTATAAAGATGTTAAAGGAAAGTATAAGAGTATCTATGGCGATCCTCTAACACGGATAGTGTGTAAGAACACTAAAGACTTTCGTAAAGAAGTTGCAATTAATAGAGATAAAGAATTATTTGAAAGCGATATTAATCCTATATTTCAATGTTTAAGTGAAAACTATCTTAATCAAGATGCACCAAAATTAATTATTTGTTTTTTTGATATTGAAACTGATTTTGATCCAGAGCGAGGCTTTGCTGATCCTAGTGATCCGTTTATGCCAATTACATCAATATCAGTTTATCTACAATGGTTAGAAACAATGATATGCTTGGCTGTGCCGCCAAAGACCCTTACAATGGATCAAGCTAAAGACGAACTTGAAGGCATTGATAATGTAATGTTGTTTGAAAAAGAAAGTGAAATGATTGACACTTTTTTAACATTAATTGAAGATGCCGACATTTTATCAGGTTGGAACAGCGAAGGTTACGATATTCCGTACACTGTAAATAGAACTAGTCGTGTACTTAGTAAAGATGATACAAGACGATTTTGTCTATGGGGACAATTGCCTAGAAAAAGAGAATACGAAAAATACGGTAAGACCAGTCAAACATTTGATTTAGTTGGGCGTGTACACTTAGACAGTTTGAACTTGTATCGTAAATACACATACGAAGAGCGTCATACATATAGACTTGATGCTATTGGCGAAGTTGAAGTTGGCGAAAATAAAGTACCATACGAAGGTACGTTAGATTCATTATACAACAATGACTTTAGAAAGTTTATTGAATATAACATCCAAGATACTGCATTACTTGACAAACTAGATAAGAAGCTACGTTTTATTGATTTAAGTAATGAACTTGCTCATGCAAATACTGTGTTGCTGCAAACAACTATGGGTGCAGTGGCTGTTACAGAACAGGCTATTGTTAATGAGTCGCATTATCGTGGATTGCAAGTTCCTAATCGTAAGAAACGTGACGATGAAGCTACTCAGGCAGCGGGCGCATATGTTGCATTTCCAAAGAAGGGCTTGCACAAATGGGTCGCGTCTATGGATTTGAACTCACTATATCCTAGTGTAATTCGTGCATTAAATATGGCGCCCGAAACAGTTATAGGACAAATACGTCCAGAAATAAGTAATGCTCGCGTACACGAAGACATGACTCTTAAGAAAAAATCGTTTGCAGGTAGTTGGGAAGGACGCTTTGCTACTGAGGAATACGAAGCAGTTATGGAAAAGCGTAAGGACATTGCACTTACTGTTGAGTTTGAAAATGGTAATACTGAAGTATTAAGTGGTGCAGAAATATATAATGCAATATTTGACAGCAACCGACCGTGGATGCTAAGTGCAAATGGAACAATATTTACAACAGAGTTCGAAGGTGTTATTCCAGGACTACTAAAACGTTGGTATAGCGAACGTAAAGACTTGCAGAAGATGCTAAAAAAAGCAAAAGATGCAGGTAATGCAGCAGAGACCGAGTATTGGGACAAACGACAACTAGTTAAGAAGATTAATTTAAACAGTTTGTATGGTGCTATCCTTAATCCAGGTTGTAGATTCTTTGACAAACGTATTGGACAAAGTACAACACTAACTGGTCGTACTATTGTTAAGCATATGAGTGCAGAAGTTAATAAGACTATTACAGGTGAATATGACCATGTAGGTAAAGCAATGATATATGGCGATACTGACTCTTGTTACTTTAGTGCATACCCTACACTCAAAGATGATATTGATGCTGGAAAGATTCCTTGGTCTAAAGACAATGTAATTACATTATATGATCAAGTATGCGAAGCTGCTAATACTACTTTTCCAAGTTTTATGCTACAAGCATTTCACTGTCCAAAAAGTCGTAGCGATGTTATTGCAGCAGCTAGAGAAATTGTTGCACAAAGTGGATTGTATATTACTAAGAAACGTTATGCAGCATTAGTATACGACATTGAAGGATTTCGCAGCGATACAGACGGAAAACAAGGCAAAGTAAAAGCAATGGGGTTAGACTTGCGTAGATCAGACACGCCTGTGTTTATGCAAGAATTTTTAAGCGAACTATTACTTATGGTACTTACTGATGCCGAACAAGCTAATGTTCTTGAAAGAATTACTCAGTTTCGATTGGAGTTTAACGAAAGACCAGGTTGGGAGAAAGGATCGCCTAAACGTGCAAACAAAGTCGGTCACTACCGACGCTTAGAAGAAAAGCAAGGCAGAGCTAACATGCCCGGACACGTTCGAGCAAGTATTAACTGGAATACACTCAAGCGTATGAACGGAGACAAGTACTCACAAGAGATTGTTGACGGTATGAAAGTTATTGTTTGTAAACTAAAAGCTAATCCACTAGGTTATACAAGTGTTGCATATCCAACAGATGAATTACGTATGCCAGAATGGTTTAAAGAACTTCCATTTGATGATTCAGCAATGGCTGAAGTAATTATCGATAATAAACTAGATAATTTAATTGGAGTGCTTAATTATCCTCTAGAAGATACTAAAAGACATAATACTTTTTCAAGCTTATTTGATTTTGGAGATTAAAATGAAGGTAGGATTTACAGCCTCGACATTTGATTTACTTCACGCTGGACATATTAGTATGTTACGTGAAGCTAAAGCACAATGTGAACACTTGATATGCGGATTACAAATAGATCCATCCGTTGACAGAAAAGAAAAAAATGCACCTATACAAACTGTAGTAGAACGCTACACCCAACTTGCTGCTGTAAGATACGTTGATGAAATTATATGCTATGCTACAGAATCAGACTTAATTGATATTTTACAAATGTATCCAATTAATATTCGTATTCTTGGTGATGAATATAAAAATAAAGATTTTACTGGTAAAGATGCTTGTCAAAAATTAGGAATAGAATTGTATTTTAATCATCGTAATCATCGATTTTCGTCAACTGATTTAAGAGACCGAGTTTGTAAGAAAAACACTTGACTTTACATAAAATGTATAATATAATAAAAGAGATATAGGAGAACAACATGATCGACATACTAAAAGATATTGTAGCACATACGCATTCTTTAGGATTTATTACAACTTTAAAAGTAACTACTGACAAAGATACTAATATTGAATCAATGGCAGATGATAGAAGTGTAATTTTATCTGCAATTGCACATAATAATGTAGCCGAGTTTAGTGGCACATTTGGAATGCCTGACTTAGGAAAGCTATCATATCATCTAAAGAATCCTGAATACGAAACAGATTCTAATATTGAAGTAGTTGAAGACTCTCGCAATGGAGAAGTTATTCCAACACACATCCACTTTGAAAACAAAAGTGGCGACTTTCAAAATGATTATAGATTTATGAGTAAAACTGTAATTGACGAAAAACTTAAAAGTGTTAAATTTAAAGTAAACACATACGATGTTGAAATTGAGCCAAGTGTAAGTTCTATTGCTAGAATGAAACTAATGGCCGGCGCACATGCTGAAGAAACCGTATTTCAAGTAAAAACAGAAGATAACAATCTAAATTTTTACTTTGGTGACTTAAACACACATGCAGGTACATTTACGTTCCAACATGATATTAAAGGTAAATTAACACACACATGGTCTTGGCCTGTATCGCAAACACTAGCTATTCTTAATCTAGATGGTAATAAAAAGTTAAGTATTACTGATCAAGGTGCTATGACTATTAGTGTTGATAGCGGTATGGCAAAGTACGATTATATTTTGCCGGCGCAACAAAAATAATGAAAACAAACTTAACACAAACACAAAACGATTATGCTGTATTCTTACCTAGTATAAGTGGATTTTATGCTACATTTATAGGCAAGCAACGATTTAGTGATTATGTTGATCCTATACGTATTCCTAGCGGATTAAACGGAATGGAAGGAATGAACTTCCTAAATTCTAAAGAAGGAGCGTTCCACTATAAGTGGGCGCTCTATTCAGCAGGTCATGCTGAATTAGATACAAATAAGTTTAGCGAAAAAGAAGATATGGTTCGAAATCGTGATAGAGAAAACACTTGGTTGCTGGGCGACTCAGGTGGTTTCCAAATTGCTAAAGGACTTTGGGAAGGCGACTGGACCAGCGAAACATGCCCGAAGGCAATGAAGAAGCGTGAACTAGTTGTTAATTGGATGGAAGAATATATGGATTATGGAATGATGTTGGATATTCCAACTTGGACATTCCAAGATCCTAAAGCTTCAGAAGCAAGTAATATTAAGAGTTATGACGATGCTGTTACAGCAACTCATATTAATGCAAGATATTACATGGATAATAGACGTGGCAACTTTAAAGTGTTAAATGTACTGCAAGGTAGTAATCATACTAATGCAGAAAGTTGGTATCAAGAGTTTAAAGACTATTGTGATCCTAGGGTATATCCTGATACGCATTTTGATGGATGGGCAATGGGCGGACAAAATATGTGTGATGTTCATCTTATTTTAAAACGACTTGTACACATGATACACGATGGATTACTTGAAGAAGGATTACATGATGTAATGCACTTCTTAGGTACAAGTAAACTTGAGTGGGCTACTTTGCTTACTGATATACAACGTGCAGTACGTAAATATCATAATAAGAATTTTATGATTACATACGATTGTGCTAGTCCTTTCTTAGCAACTGCTAATGGACAAATTTATCATACTATTCGGGCAGAACATAAAGGTAAATGGAGTTATATGATGGCACCAGGTGCTGATGCATTAAAATATTCTTCAGACACAAGACAATTTGGTAATGCTATTGTACAAGAAGGTATACTTGCAGCATTTGAAGAATCGCCAATTAGTCAACATTGTAAAATGAATGATATTTGTTTCTATGCTGAAGGTGATAAAAATAAAATTGGTCATCCTAAAGTTAAGGCTGGCGATATTGATATTGATAAACACGGCAATCAAATACTAGATAACAGAGGTAATCCTGTTGTACGCAAGAAAGATTCTACAAGTTGGGATTCATTTAGCTATGCACTACAAATGGGCCATAATGTATGGATGCACATTGAAAGTACTCAACGTGCTAACGAATTATACGACAAAGGTGAATATCCTTATATGATGGTTTACGATACTCCACTTGCTCAACACAAGTTCAGAGACATAGCTGATGAAATTTTTGCACAAAATGATAGACAAAAAAGTCTTGATGTCATTAATAAGTACGGAACTGATACGCAATCAAACAGTATTTGGACACATATTATCGGAACTAGATTAAAAATTGGCAAGAAAACAATTAACGCTGAAGCAAAATTTGATGAACTATTTGATTAGGAGACACCAGTTTGGACCAAAAAAAACTATTAGCTCATTTAGAGGAACTGCGTAAAAAACATAGAATACTAGATAATGAAATAAAAAATATTGAATTAACTAGTATTACCGAAGAAGTTAGAAGATTAAAAACTGAAAAACTATGGCTTAAAGATGAAATTTACAGAATTGAAAAACAATTAATTAATGATGGAATGAAAGTTAATGGATATCACTAGTAGTATGGAACGAATATATGATCAAGGCTTACAAAAAGATGTACAATACTTTGTTGGCAACGAAGTAGAACATACTCCACAATTTGGAAAACGTACATTATTTGTAGTAGGTATTAAAGACACAGATGAAATAATATCTACAGCAGAAGACCAAGGATGTAAGCATATATATTTAGGTGCTAACATGAGTTTTAATGTTATAGATAATACTCAGGAACAATGGAAACCTTGGGAAGAAATGGCATTTCCATTACTTAATAAAAAATATTGGGTTACACTTGATGTTGATGTAGCTCAAGTTGAAGGTCTTCTTGAAAGTGGACTAACAGAACACAATCGGTTTATTCCTATGATTAGTGTTAAAATACCATATGCAAGTCAACTTGGATACAATGCATGTGTTAAAATTGACGACAAAGACTTTGATGCAAGCAATCCTGGTGTATGGGTGCATAGAATGCACGACCTAAAAGAAAAAGCTGTTTTTACAGATTGGTCTAAATACACTAGTGATACAATTATTACTTGACAAAATGACACAAGAATCGTATTATAACTATATGAAGCGGCGTACTAGAGAGGAAAACGCTAAAATGACAAATGCACTCGATAATGCAAAACGTAGTATTTGGGTTACCTTTACCAAAGAAGGTATACACAAATATCCAGCAGCACTTGATGATCCTGAACTAGCAACAGGTGACGAGTATGATGTAAGTTTCTTAGGATATCCGCATAGACATACATTTTATTTTAAAGTGCAAATACAAGTAACACACAACGATCGTGATATTGAATTTATTCAATTTAAACGTTGGTTAGAAAATTTATACAAAGAAGACCTATTACAACTTGATTACAAGTCATGCGAAATGATTGCTGACGACTTGTACTTACAGATTAACAACAAATATCCTGGCCGATTTGTTGTTATTAATGTCGCTGAAGACAATGAAAACGGCTGTCATATTGAATACCAATAATACAAGGAATAAGTTACAATGACTATCACCAATCCGGTAGTAAATAAAGTTTTTAATGATCTCGAAGATCTTCATAATTTTTGTCGAACTGAAGGTTATCCGTTTAATGAAGCAGACCTTTATAAAAGCGATGCTCGTGTGTGGCAAGCGTATCAAAAATATAAAAATTGGGTACGAGCTAAGAATCGTAACAAAGGCAAAAGATAATGAAAAAACTATTTTACATGGGTCTAGAACCTTATGAAGGTAGATATACATTACAATTACAAGAATGGAGCGAACGTGCTTTTAAAAAACGTAATATTGATTACGTTATAGTACCCGGTACTACTATAGATAATACTAAAAGTATACAAGTAGGACAGGTACTAGATGCACATGGTCGTTCGTACTTTGCAATGTCGCAAATGATGAACCTAGTACAAATGATGCGTAACGGCGAAGTAACTGGCAACGATGTTATTTTCTTTGAAGATATGTTTCAACCCGGAATGGAAAGCCTTCCTTATATTATGGACCAAATTCCAATTGGCGATCGTCCACAAGTATGGATACGTTGTTTAGCACAAACTGTTGATCCAGATGACTTTGTACATGTTTGGGGTATGAGTAAATGGATGAGCTTATATGAAGAAATGTGTAACGAGTTTGTTACTGGTGTATTAGCAAGCAACGAAGAAATGGTTGCTAACATGAAAATTGCAAACTGGAAAGCACCAATCTATAATATTAGCGGACTTGCATTTGACAAACAAGAAGTGCAAGAGCGTGTAAGTAGAATGACATTTGCTAGTCGTAAAAGGCGTGTTGTATTTACTGCAAGGTTTGATCAAGAAAAACAACCCGACTTCTATATGGATATTGCAGAACAGTTAAGCAAATCAAAAGGCGTAGAGTTTGCTATATTGCAAGGCGGGCCGTTACGTAGTAATAACCCAAAGTATATCAAACGTGCAAGAGATCTAGAAGCCCAAGGTGTTCTTAAGATTTACGAAAATCTTAAAAAGAATGAATATTACAACATTGTAAATGATAGCAGAGTACTATTTAATTGTGCGTTACAAGACTGGACTAGTAATACTGTAAGTGAAGCAGATGCATTAGGTGCTAATGTGTTGTTTCCGGCATACAGAAGTTTTCCAGAAATCTTTGCAAACGATTATACACGTATGTATGTTCCTTGGAGTAAAGAAGATGCAATTAATAAACTAGGTCCGTTACTAGATGCACCACATAAAGATATGGGCAAAATTAGTAATTGGACTAGTTCTACTATCGATCGTTATATAGATATTATGCAAGGCAACGGCGAAGAATGGAATCGTGATAGCAATCGTTATAGAGATAAGGTAGCAGAGGAAAAGTATTGAGATGAATCATATCGATCAGTTTTCATTCGGGTTAGCAGGGTTCAATAGAGCCATTGATATAACCCACAACTTTAAAGCTAAGAATACAACACACTATGTTTATATGTTTAGCACTACATTTGGCGAAACAATAAAGTACGGAATATCATCTGACAGAGAATGGAGATATGGTACTTTTGGTAATAGGATATATAAACAAGCACTAGGAGCACCTGGATGGCCTAATAGAAACTGCAACGGTGATTCTAGTGCAAAAGAGTTTGCTAACCTTTTGGAAATACATTTTCCAAATATAACCAAGAACGATATTATAGTTTCTATATTTGATGTAGCTACTCCGCAGTTCTTAAAGAACGATGCTACAACAAGGAAGTTGATACTTGAATCTGAAGAACTTGATTTATTACAAAAGTATGAAAAGAAATATAAATCGTTGCCGCCTGGAAATATCCAGTCATTAAGAAACAGAGGACATATGAAATCGTATTCATCATTATTTGAAGTAGATGACACATAAGTAGTCAACTTAACCTGCTATATTGGAGTTAAAATGAAAGTATTAGTTACAGGAGCAACAGGTTATATTGGTAGTCATGTATGCAGGCTACTAAAAGAATATGGTCATTATGTTACTGGCTGGGATATTAACATTCATGGAGAATACAATAATATAAATGCATACTGTGATGAATTCTATAAAGCTGATGTAACCGAGTATTGCTGGGGATCATATGATGCTATTATTCATCTTGCAGGAATGAGTATTGTTCCATATAGTTTGTTAAATCCTACAGAATACTATCGTGTTAATATAATGGGTACAGCAAATCTTATAGATCATGTCGATACTGATCATGTGCTATTTGCAAGTACAAGCAGTGCATGGGAAATGGCCTCACCATATGCAATTAGTAAAGTAGGCGCCGAAGATGTAATTAAAGAAAAAGCCAAAGGTTATACTATTTTTAGATTCTTTAATGTTAGCGGTACAGACGGAGTTAATAGACAACTTGGAAGTCCAACCCATCTTATACGTATTGCTGCCGAATGTGCTGCACGAAAAAGAGACTATGTAGAAATTTACGGAACTGACTATGAGACTCGTGACGGAACATGTATAAGAGACTATGTTCATATAGTTGATTTAGCAAATGCAATATTAAATGCTGTTAACAATGGACCAGTTAATACTCCGTATGAATGCTTAGGAAGTAATGTAGGATACAGTGTTAAAGAAGTGCTTGATACAATGCAGATTGTTACAGGCAAAGAATTTAAAATAATCGAAACATCTAGACGCAAAGGAGATGCAGTTATAAGTATAGTTGATAACTTATCAAAGCACATTACACTAACTAAAACTATTGAAGACATGTGCCTTGATCAATACAAACTGGAAAGGTATAAAAATGCGTTCTAAAGACAATTTTATTATCGATACGCACACACTTACTAATAATACTATTGATGTTGAATTTTTTGATAGTGTTAAAGATGACGTAACAGTGTCTATTGATTATGCAAATTCATTAATTGATCACGATAATACTATAACAATTACAAGTGATACGTCGACTACAGTATTGCCTGACTATAATATAACTATTGATAGTTTAGGCACTGAGTGGATTGATAGATTTCCATTCTTAGATGATGTATTAGAAATGAAAAAGGAATATCCTGCCTTAGAAAAGTCATATGAAAATTTTCAAATGATATATAAAATGGTTAAACAAGACTGGAATGGAAAATTAAAAGAAAGAGATAATTAATATGCTTCATACAGTTGAAGACCTTATACGAAGAATTGAAGTTATGAAAGACAAAGCTATACTAGTACATCGATTAAGAAATGAATTTGCAGAGATATCTGGTAAAGATTACGATCACGAAACTTGTAAACGATTAATAGACGATATACAAACACTAGCGGTAAGTATTGCCGTTGACAAACAAGGCGATGAAATTAAAACTGAAATGGAGTATAAAAAACTATGATTAAGAAACATTATTATAGTTGGTCTGATATTGAAACAATGTGTACAAGCATTGTTCATCAAATGTATGCTGACAACTGGCGTCCAGACTATATCATAGGGCTTACACGCGGCGGCAATGTACCTGCTACTATTATTAGTAACATGACCGGCATTCGTTGTGAGGCACTAAAAGTAAGTCTGCGTGATGATACTAGCGAAAACGAAAGCAACTTATGGATGGCCGAAGATGCATTTGGTCACAATAAAGAACCAATGAACATTCTTATTATAGACGATATCAATGACACAGGTGCTACATTTAATTGGATTATGCAAGACTGGCGATCAGGTTGTTTACCTAGTGATAATCGTTGGGATGCCGTATGGAATAACAATGTGCGTTTTGCAACACTAACAGATAATTTAGCAAGTGATTTTACTGAGCATTGTGCATATACGTGTCACGAGATTAACAAAACCGAAGAGGATGTATGGCTAGTGTATCCTTGGGAATGTGTAGGTCAGTATCTATAATGCTTATTAATTTTTTTAAAAAAAGCTACAATACTGACCGAACAGCATTTTATGCAGAAATAACTGAAACTGTATTACTAGTTG